TCATCGTTAAAATGTGCAAATTCCGGTGCGAATTCACCAAGTGTATTTCTTCCTGCTGTCTGTACTATTTTTCCCATTTTCTGTATACCTCCATAGCACTGTTATTTATAAAGATTTTACCCACTCACTGATTTCCTGTTTTGTTCCACGGTTTAACAGGCTGCCTTCTGTGATAACTGCATCCGGTGCAGATGGCTGTAATTCCTTTACAGTATTACCGAATCCACTTCCACCGGATGTTGCAAAGAGCACAATCTTTTTGCCACTGAAATCATAGGCTTCCAAAAATGTATTGACAATTGTCGGAGCTACATACCACCACCATTGAGTGCAAATCCAATGATTTTAGGAAGCCTTATGATTCATACCTTTACAGTCACCGTACACCCTCAGAAACGTGGAAAGAAAACCGTGTGATTACAGAAGTCTGTTGACCTCTCTCTGCACAGCAGTATAATCATATCCTGCGGCAGTCAACTTGTTCTTACGGTCTGTACCGTTACCCCACTTACCTGCGATAACTTCCTTCGCAATCTGAGTCACAGATTTCTTACTGGAAGTGCTGCCCTTTGCCAGTTCATTGACTTTCGCCTGAACCTGAGAGTAATTGTACCCGGCAGCTTCCAGTTTCTTCTTACGGTTATCACCGTTACCCCACTTACCTGCAAGCACCTCTTTTGCTACTTCGGTAATGGACTTTGTAGGTGTGGTAGTTTTACCGCCTGCAAGTCTGTTTACCGCAGCCTGCACCTCAGAGTAGTTATATCCTGCGGCAGTAAGAGCGTTCTTTCTGGCATCACCATTCCCCCATGCACCTGCAAGAACTTCCTTCGCCACTTCATCTACAGATTTCTTTGTAGACGGAGTTACGGTAGAAGTACCACTAGAGAACTTCGGAGTAATGAAGCCACGGATGTATTTGCCATTGACAGCAATGTTTCTGTAGCCTACAGAGTCATTCTTATTACCCTCAATGATCTTGATTGTAGAACCGCTGACAGACACTACAATACCTACATGATCGCTCCATCCGGTACAATCACCTACACCGTTGTCATCCCAGTCGTACAGGATCACGTCACCTGTGGACGGAATATAGGCATCATTCTCAACCCAGATTCCTGCTTTCTTCGCAAGGTTAATCATGTTCTCACAGGAACACTCCACGCAAGGGAAGATGTTGGAAAGTCCAGTTGCAATGAAAGCGGCAGATGTAGATGTAGCACACCAAGCATCGTTGACAGTCATCTTGTATCTGGTGCAGAGTCCAGAGTCGTTGAACACTTTCAGGATTGCTTTGTGTTCAGCACTTCCTTCTTTGATTCCTACATATTGTGCAAGCCAATTAACAGGCTTCTGTCTATCACTCATATTAGTTACCCCCTTATCATACTTCGTAAGATTGTACTGGTCAATAAGTTTCATGTTGTTTGTCACATAGGTAGAACTTGTGGCATATCCGTCAGCCTTGATGGTTTCCAGATATTTCTTCGGATTAGAGATCCCTTTAAGATTCTGATATCTGGCAAGCTGAATGAACTCAAAGTAACCCCTGATACCTTCCTCCATAGAATCATAGACACGGAAATTGTCTTTGATCGTAGTCAGCGTACCTACGGTGTACTCTTCCTGAGTAGTCATATTGACACTCTTGCCTGTCCACTTCGTACCGCATTTGAGTCCGAAGTAGTTATGATATCTGGCAGCAAGTTTGGAATTGCCCCAACCAGATTCAAGAATTGCCTGTGCAATGATCGGGCTATGTACTTTGATCCCGTATTGTGCTGCATACTTCTGTACGAACTTCGCTACTTGTTCAATAAATTCCTGATTCGTCATAATGTATCACTCCTTTGTGAAGAGGGGAGAAGGGCTCTCCCCTGTGCTTACTGATCTGTGTTATCCACAGAGTCAGATTTCTTTTTAAGTACCTCAATCGCAGATGTAATTGCCGGGGGAATGTTAATCCCCATAAGACCTGCATTTTCCACAATAGAAATAGTCTCATTCGCAATAAAAGCAATCACCACTGCATCTCTGATAAAATTCGTCCCGGTCACAAGATCAAGGCGTGTGGCTACCAGAACCATCAGAAGAGTAATGCACTTACGGCACAGCCCCTTCCATCCTGCTCTTGACTCCAAAGCACCGTTTTCCGTTTTACCGGAATTATGGAACACACCTGCCACAAGCAGACCTGTCACATAATCAATAGCCATGAAAATTACCAGTGTTACCAGTGCGGCATCCCAACCGCCAAACAGAGAAGCAATCACGCTTCCAACCACTCCGATAGCTGTACAAATTCCATCCTTCATCATCTCTTTAGTCCTCCTGTTCATCATAGTCCTCCCCGGTAATCTCTTTGAAATTCTCCGGGCTGATCCATCCCTTTACTACTGCGTCCCTGACTCTCTTCTCCTTCCAGAGTCCGTTGTCATAGAAATTCTTCACCATCTCAAACTTACTCTTCTTCGCCATGATCCTGTACCTCCTGTTCGTCCTCTTCCTGCTCCATCTCAATATCTGTCATCATAGCCAGATATTCAATGTCACTGTTTGCCTTTGCGATCTGTGTCTGCATAGCAGCGTTCTTCTGACGCTCCTTCACAAGCTGTTCTCTTGCACTGATAAATCCAAACATTTGCTTTCCCTCCATAAATTCTTATAATATTGATCCATACAGATAATAAGGTTGTGGCAATTTCTCCTTGCCCTCCTACCCGGAGATTTCCTTTTCTTGCTACTCTCATTACCTACATGGGCTTTCCAACTTTCATAACACCTGTCAACCTCTTCCTTCGTCATGTACCCTTGCTTTGCCCGCTCTACCAACTTCCGCAGCTTTCGCCGTTCGTGTGATAGCTTCTCAGGCAGTAGTGTCATGACTACCTTTCCAGTCTTTGTCAACCGGAAGCGGAAACCCAGAAACTTGATACCCTGAGTCACCTTGAAAAGCTGTGTTTTCTTCGGACTCAGTTTCAAACCTCTTGAAGATATCCAAGCGTCAATCTTTATCAACCATTCTTTACATACCCGGCTACACTATCTTTCCACATGACGTTGTTCTTGCAATGCTGCATAGCCCGGTACAGATTATCAAAGTCACAGACTTCATCTCTCACTTCGGATTCCATCATGTATATTTCTCCCGTAAATCATTGGTTGCCGTTTATAGTGATACTGCCGTAAGGACGGCAATCACATCAGCACTCTGTTTTCGCCCTACTATATTCAGGTCAGGATGACGATTCCTTGTGTGAGTGCATTGATTTCAGCCTATGCCTACTTTATTACTAGCGTTTCTCACAATCCGGGGCAACCCCATTGCTATTGTTCGCATTGTTGTTGTTCAGATTACCCGTATTGTTCACATTGCGAACGTTGTTACTGTTCCCGGCGTTCGGGGTAAACACATATCTTACAATCGTCAACCCTATATCATTTACTTGTATCTATTTTCATCAGACCTCTTCCAGTTCCGAAGAAGATTCTGGACATTGATTACAAGTCCTGTCCAGTAGTCCATCTTAGAACCTTCGATTCCGAAAGTACGGTAAGCAATATCCATCATGGTTAGCAAGGAATATGTCTGTGCCAAAGCCTGAACTTGATATCCTCTCCGTAATTCCCAGTCGGCTTTCCAATGTTCAGACTCAGGATTCACATACACTGAATTTGCCATATTGATAAGTCGGCTGATTTCTACCGCAGCATCCACGATCTTTGCGGTGATGCACCAACGGTATCTCTTCGGGAAGCAACTCTCATTACTGCAAATATGGATGGTATGTGTAGCCAACTCATTTGCCTTTGTGATTACTTCCAACTTTGAAGTACCTCTCTTTGACTTCGGTACTGACATTGTCCTCACTCCTTTCCCACCCCTAACGGGGTGGATTTCTGATCTTAGATTACGTTACAAGCCGGGGCAACCCCAAACTGATTGCTCATTGTCTTATCCTCCTTTATCCTGTAACAACTTCGTCATACTCAAATACGGGCTTACCACCAATCACCTTGATTGCACCCTGATAGGTTTTCCCAGTATCATCGTTGACGATCATCATAGTAGCTGCCGCTTTCAATGCAGAATCGGTAGCAGTGTTGCAATCTGTGATTGCCTTTGAAGTGTCCTGCTGACGCTTTGTTTCTGCCTGAACTCTTGCAGTCTCAGCAGCCACCCTCTTAGACTCTGCATCGACTCTACCCTTCTCTGCGGTAACTCGTTTGCTTTCAACATCCACTCTGGAATTTTCAGCAGATACCCTTGCCTGTTCAGCTTTCACCCTTGCGGCTTCCGCATTGACACGGATTGTCTCTGCATTGACTCTGGAATTTTCGGCAGAAACACGACTCTTCTCTGCCGAAACTCTACCGTTCTCAGCAGTGACACGTTTTGCTTCTGCATCCTTGATAGCCTGCACATCTGCGATAAGCTGAATCAAGATACCATAATCGTCATCCTTCTCAATCTCAGAGTCATCCGGTGCTGCCGCTTCCTGAACTTCCAGTTCAAAGAGCGTGGTACTCAGTACCGTCTTGTTTGCCGTGATGATGGAAATATCACACTTTACAGTACCGTCAAGCTGCAACATGTCGTGTACCTCCTTTCGTTGATTTTGCTTATCAACTAAAGTTGACAAAATACTCTTCAAAGGTTATAATATGGGTGTCGAACCAATATAACCATTGAAAACCGTCAGGGGCAAAATTAAAACCCCGGAGGGCTTGTTTTCTTTACCCTATTTTGTAAACAACTCTTGTTGACAAGACCTATAATAATCCCTATTTAGGAATTTGTCAAGCGGTTTTAGGAAGAATTTTTAAATTTTATTCCCTAGTTAGGAGGATTTAGGAATGAATAATGATTTATTACTAAAACGCATTGATGAATTATGCACCGAAAAAGGAGTAAAGAAAACGACTGCTTTCACTGAAAGTCACGTTGGTAAGAACTTCGCCAGTAACCTGAAAACCTCTAATCCTAGCCAGAAGAACCTTGCTTTATTGGCTCAGTATTTTGATTGTACCGTGGATTACCTCTTAGGTAATTCCGATGACCGGGAAACTGTAACAATCCCTATTCAGGAATCTATTCAGCTTTCTGAGGAAGAACGTATTTTGATTTCCGCATTTAGGAGTGCTTCTATAGAAGGACGCATGAGAATTATCCAAGTCTGTATGAACGAAAAGGATTCAAAAGGGGAAACTATCATTGCAGGATAATAAGCATTGAGGAATGGAGGAAGAACCATGTACGAAGAGATTAAGACTGCTTGTCTATATCTACGATATTCAAGTAGCAACCAAACTGAACAATCCATAGAAGGTCAGATGCACGTCTGCCAAGACTTCTGCAAGAGACACAATATCAGAATCGTAGAGATGTATATTGACCGTGCTACATCTGCCAGTAAGGACATAGAGAAACGAGTAGAGTTCTTGAAAATGATTAAGGATTCAGAGAAGGGAAACTTCAATGCAGTCATCGTTTACAAACTTGACCGCTTTGCCCGATCCCGTTATGACTCAGCCACCTACAAATACCGCTTGAAACGAAACGGTGTACAACTTATTTCTGCCACTGAGAACATCACCCAAGACCCGGAAGGAATCATCCTTGAATCTGTCCTTGAAGGTATGGCTGAGTTCTACAGTGCGGAACTCTCACAGAAGATCAACCGGGGCATGAGGGAGTCTGCCATGAAACACAACTCCATCGGTGGGGCTATTCCTCTGGGGTACAAGACTGTAGATAAGAAACTGGTAATTGATGAAACCACTGCTCCTATCGTCCGGGAAGCATTTCAGATGTATGCAGACGGTGAGTCTGTAGCCGAGATATGTAGAACGTTCAACAACCGTGGCTACAAGACTTCCAAGGGAACACGTTTCGGCAAGAGCAGCTTCACTAAGATTTTCCGTAATGAGAAATACATCGGAGTCTATAAGTACCATGACTACCGGGCAGAAGATGTTATCCCGCCAATCATTGATAAAGACCTGTGGGACAGAGTGCAGGTGAGAGTCGGTAAGATAAAGAAAGCCCCCGCCAGAAACAAGGCAAGGCATACTTACCTTCTGACAGGAAAACTGTTCTGCGGACACTGTGGCAGTGCCATGAACGCTGACGGCAACTCACAGGGCTATTTGTATTATCGGTGTTACGGCAAAAAGAATCTGGATAAACAATGTAATAAGCGGAACATGGAAAAGAACCTGATTGAAAGACTGGTGGCACAGGACGCAATGTCATTCCTAACCGATGAATATATTGAGAAAATTGCTACTATTGCCTGTGATCGAAACAAGCAGGAAATTGAGAGTGATTCACCCATCCCTGTGATCCGTGACAGAATCAGGCAGGTTGACGTGTCTCTGAACAATCTGCTGAAAGCTATTGAAACCGGGTCTGCCCCGGATATGCTTGTAAAACGTATGGGAGAACTTGAAACTGAGAAGAAGGACATGGAAGTGCAGCTTAAAAAGGAAATGGCACACCAAGTCTATATTGATAAAGAGCAGGTAATCTTCTGGTTAGAGAAGTTCCGTGAAGGGGATATCAATGACGAAGAGTTCTGCCAGACCGTAATTGATCTGTTCGTAAATTCTGTGACAGTATGGGATGAACCGGACGATAAATTCAAGATCACCATTGCTTATAATCTCACCTCTATACCGCAAAAAACCTACCGCCTGTCGAAAGACGGTAGGTTATCGGATTACGCTTCCAATACTCCAGATTGGGAATCCCAGAAGGATCTCGTCATAAGAACTCATATCCATCTTTTTCTTCATAATCTCCGGTCTGTATTTCTTATCACTCATTTCCACACTGCTGCGGGATTTTTTATTCATCCAGTCAAGATCAGCCTTTGTATATGGAACTTTTGGCTCAATCTCAAATAAATCCGCTTTTACTTCCTCTGCGATCATCTGTGCTACTTTTTTTGTTGTTCCGCTTGCACTGAAAAATGCGACTAAATTTTTACTCATAATAAAAATCCCCTTTCTTTGCGAATTTTTCGTATAAAAATAGATGTATAAGATTTGAATTTCTCTTATACATCTATTTTATACCTGATATTTTTATTATGTCTAATGCTTATATTGAATTCCATTCTATGCCTGAAAAGCATTTATTTCTTCTATCATTTTACTGACCGCCAGAGAATATGGAATGTTTCGCCTCCAGGCAATCACAGTACTTGTTGTGATTTCAGGAGAAATTCTTCGCTGTACAAGAATATCCTCCCGCCAATACTTTGCAGCACCTTCGATGGATACCGGATAGCCCAGTCCATTTGCTGCCATAACTCCGGCATTCGTTCCAAGATTACTTGTAAAAGCAATCTGCAGTTTCGAAAAGTCTTTTCCAAACCAATTGGCAAGTTCACTTTGAACATTTACTCTTTCCGGCAGGATCAATGGTTTTCCAATAAGATCTTCTTTTCTTATAAACTCTTTTTCTGCCAGCGGATCATCCGGCCGCATTCCAACACACCAGTGATCGCAATCTGTGATCCGGATATAATCCAGCCCTTCGGTGTCCACCGGTTCCATGAATAATGCAATATCTACAAGTCCTTTGTTCATCATCTCATACACTGCATCTGCTGTTGCAGTATGCAATACAATCTGAACCAGCGGGTATTTTTCTTTATATGTTTTACATATCTCCGCCAATGTCTCCACCGCTGCAAATTCACCGCATCCAATGGTTATATTTCCCTCTACAACATCTTCTTTTCCTTTCAGTTCCTCAAGTGTTTTTTCCTCAAGATTAAGGATCTCCAGGGCACGCCTTTTTAATAAAATCCCCTCTTCAGTAAGCGAAATTTTCTTCCCGCTTCGAATAAATAATGTTACTCCAAGCTCCTCTTCAAATGCCGCCATTTGTCTGGATAGCGTTGGCTGGGTAATATGCAATTGTTCTGCTGCTTTTGTAAAGCTCTGTTCTTTTGCTACCGTCAGAAAATAGCGCAATAGTCTTAATTCCATATTTTTTGTTCCCTCCAAATTCCGATTTCACGACATCATTTCTAATACAGATTTTACCGTACTTTTTAATCTCAGTCCATCCTTTATACCCAGGCGATAGAAAAACTCTTCTGTCTCTGCTCCGCTGGCAAATATTTCATCACAATACTTCGTAAGCACTTCCTCTTGTTCCGGAGACAGTGTTTCCAAAAGCTTCTGGTATTCCTTCTCTATATTTTCATTAAATGGCTGTGTATCTTGATTTGATTTCCATTCAGAATATGCTTTGCTCATACGATTGGAGATCATCTTATCAACAGACTCCTCTACGTCTTTTGACATCTTTGAGGGAGACTCTTGCTTTTGAACTTTTTCGTTCTTCGCTTTTTCAAGTGTTGACTCGTCAATATAGTGAATAATTTCTCTCAGATTTACCTTCATAGATTGCAGGTATCCTCTCATCAGCACTGCCAGTTTCTCACTTCTGACTCCAATGCCAGGACAAATGCTCCTGCAGCCAATACGCCTACCAACATGAATTCAGCGATTCCCAGGATAATATAATTCATGTACTGCGTGCGGTACCAAATGATGGTGCACACAAAGTCAGCCTCATTGATGCGCCTTCCATCGGACTTTGCTTCCGCAGTTTCCTTCACTATCCCTTCTCTGGAATCTGTTTCCACAAGTCCCTTTCGGGTCATCTTTTTGACCGCATGTCTTTTCGCCTTAAATTCCTCCAATCGCTTTCACCTCCTTTCTCCCCAAATGGATAAAAAAATAAGGCCATCTATCGTGGATAACGGTAGACGACCTCAAGTTATATACTTCTTTATGATGTTATTACTTTGTATTTGTGTTTTAATGCTTTTGACAGTGCAACATTTGTAAATGGAACAATCTGATCATTTTGCAAGCGGCCAAGAACAATACCCGGATCTCTGTCAATTCTTTCAGCAAATCTGCGGATAGCATTTTCGCTAAACTCATTCATTCTAACGAAAGCCTCATATTCTCTCGGAGGGATCAATTTGTCTTCCGCATATTTATCTGCTGCATCCTCCTGTCCAGCGTGCTCATTTTCAAACGTAATTCCATAATCACCATTAATAATATGGCCAATCTCATGGAACAGAGTAAACCAAAATGTATCTGAATAGAAACGTCTGTCATTCACCATCAGCATTACATTCTGCCCAATCTTCTTGGTTGCACCATTTATTCCTGAACCCGGAAGATTTGGAAGTATTACGAATATTACTCCCGCATCTTCAAAGGCCTTCCTAATCAGTGGATAAAAATCACCATGCTGTGTTGTTAATGTCAATGCATAATCAACAGCTTTTTCAAACTTCTTTTTGTCAAACTTAGGTGCTTCTATCTTCAGTGCCTGATTAATTGCGATCTGAACCATTGCATTTGCTCTGGCAGTATTAGTCTCTTTCATATCCTCAGATGCACTTCGGAAACTAACTGTCATATTTTGCTTTGTAAAAACAGATAATGATGCAACATTTAAAAATTCACGTAGGCACTTAATCTGCTCATTTGTTTTTCTCGGAAGATCAGGCAATCCAAAATTCTCTCTGAAATACGTGTACTGAAAGTACTTGAAAATTCTTCTTTCCTGCTCTAATTCCTTGGATGATTCAAACTCAGCAATCAAAGCGTCATAGCTCTTCTGAAGATTCAGCCAGTAGTCAACACTAGTCCCTAACATTCGAGATAATTTCATGGCTATATCGATTGATAATCTTTGCTCCCCACGTACCAGAATACTTAAATTCTTTGGCGTGGTATCTAATCGTTTTGCAAAATCTTTCTGAGAAAGTCCACTTTCTTCAATGATTTCTTTGATATAGTATCCAGGATGAAAAGCAATCTTATCATTATATTCAATATAATTACTCATAATGGTTACTTACCTCCTTTACTTCAACAATTCTAACCACACCAGCAATTTCATCAATATTACAAGGATCATAAGGTTCTTCATTCTCATCTAATGGCTGAATAATAATACGCCATGGATCTCTTCTCGTTTTTACATCTATAGCAAAAAATCCATCCATATTGCCACTCAACTTATGAAAATGAAACGTCGGCATCATTACTATATCCTTAATTACACTCGCCTGCAGCATAGCATTTATTCGGGCAAATAGGCTGGTTGCTAATGCAGCATTCCCGCCAAACAATTTTTTTGCAGTCTTTAAATCGGTACATTGTTTCTGACTTTGCTGTTATTGTATAGTAGCTGCACGTTTGCCATCCTTTTCAAATTACCCGTTGGGTAATCTAAATATACCATCAGGAGAGGCTCTAGTCAATAATTCACACACTCTTTTCACAATTATTCTTCCATTTCCTTCTGCTTTCTGGCTTCAACCTCTGGTGCTAGAATATAAATAGTACAAACCAAAATGAGAAATTCCAAATACACATAAGCATGATACAATAGAGGCATGCTGAAGGAGGATCTCATATGGCAAAGCAACATGACAAACAATTTAAACTTGATGCAGTCCAGTACTATCAGGATCACAAAGATCTCGGAGTACGTGGATGTGCAGAAAATCTTGGCATCGGATACAGCACATTAACAAAATGGCTGAAAGACTTCCGGGAATCAGGTGATATTCCTGTTCGTGGTTCTGGTAATTATGCATCTGATGTTCTCACTATCGGAATCGTACTCTGTCTGTTCTACATAATCTGCGGAACAGTCTCGTTTATACGGATAAAAAAATAAACTGAGCCACGGCTGTTCCAACATGAAATCAGCCGTGGCCTTATTTATATCATTTCACTCTTTTTTGAAATAGAACAACACCACAGCAACAACTCAAATCGACTTAAAATTCCAGACTATTCGCATTCAGCAAGAAATACTTCATTCCCATGATGACAAAACCTTCATCATTTCTCCAAGGCTTTTTGCTGCCATTTACAATGACGATCTTCTTGAAAGAGTCCGGGATATTACGCAGAGAATTGAACTCCTGCGTCTGTTTTTCTTCCGAAGTCATGTCATATGCAACCTGGATATAGTATCTCTGGTTTCCTTGATTCACCACAAAGTCAACCTCCAACTGCTTGCGAACACGTTTGCCCTCTTTATCCTTACCGAAGATATCCACGACACCCACATCAACATTGTAGCCACGGATCAGCAGCTCGTTATAAACAATGTTCTCCATGATATGAGTAGGCTCCTGCTGTCTGAAATTCAGACGTGCATTTCTCAGTCCCAGATCAGTAAAGTAGTATTTCAGATTTGCACCGATATACTTTCTGCCCTTAATATCGTATCGGCTTGCCTTGGAAATCAAAAAGGCATCTGTCAAATGGTCGATATGCTTGGAGATGGTTTTATTAGCATAAGTCATCTGGCGCTCACTGGCAAAGGTATTGGCAATCTTTGAAGGGTTGGTCGGTGCGCCGATTGCAGATGCAAGCACATCAACCAGAATCCCAATCTCATCCACGTTCTGAATCTTATTTCTTTCAATAACATCCTTCAGATAGACATTTGCAAAGATGTTCTTCAGATAATCCGCTTTCTGTCGTTCGCTCTGGAAACTTACGATCTGCGGCAATCCTCCGTAGATCATGTAGTCATCCCAGGCATCATCATAATCGCCGTCATAAACAGAATAAAACTCTGCAAAGGAGAGAGGGTAGATTCTAATCTCATCACCTCTGCCACGGAATTCGGTCACAATGTCGCTGGACAGGAACTTGGAATTACTTCCGGTGACATACACATCAATATTGCTCATGCGGAGCAGGCTGTTCAGCACTTCCTCAAATCGTGGCATGAACTGCACTTCATCCAAAAGGAGATAATACTTCCCGTCGTCTTTCATGGCATCCTTGATGTACTTGAAGCATACCTTGGGATCTCTTAATTCCTCGTTCTCAATACCATCCAATGCAATTTCAATAATATGATCAACATCAACGCCGTTCTCCAGTAAGTATCTCTTAAAGATGGTAAACAGCAAAAAGGATTTGCCACATCTACGAATGCCGGTAATCACCTTTATCATTCCATTATCTTTTCGCTCGATCAGCTGCTGTAGGTAAGCGTCTCTTTTAATCTCCATCGTTACACTCCCCATTTCCGTGCATCTACACACTTTTTAGTAATGAGATTCTATCACAGAACGACCTGAATTTCAATATGTATTCCCATTTTATGTGCATCTACACACTTTTATGTAATGTTGATAAATATATTTTCAGATTTTTTTGATTGCAGTGTCTATAATCGATTACTCCAATCGTTATTATAGGTAGACAACAAAAAGAAGATGGTTCCGATGTTTCATTAAATATGTTCGTTAGTCTTTTACGCAAAGGATTCTATCTCCTCTGCGCCCTAATGCTTTTCGGATTCAGTTCAACAAACTGGATTTTGTTTTTTGATACTTATTACACTTTTGCTTTTTTCTTAATCATACATATTGCTGCTAAAGTAACTATAACATAACCTAATAGTGCAATAATTGATGATTCAATTCCAAATTCTCCACCAGTGAAAACAAAGTCTTTTAAATCAAGTACATATGTCATAACCGAATATTCATCTGCCTTTTCGCTTATTGATAAACCGCCGCCAATAATTAAAATATTCCAAAGTGAATGGACAATTCCGCTGTTCCAAACAGAACCACTTTCAATAGCAACCATTGAGAACATTATTCCCACCATTGTTCCAGCAATAAGAACCAACAGGCTACTTATAATGGAAAAATCCATTCCTATAATATGTACTAATCCAAATAAAACTGATGGAATTAATACAGCTACTTTAATATTCCATTTCTCTTTTGTCCCATTTGCTTTGCAACTCTGGATGTCTGTCGTAAATCATTAGCGTGCTTTTCCCTTTTAAATATCCCATAAAATCTGAAATACTTTCTTTCGGCGGAATTGCTACGCTTAAATGTACATGATCCTTACATACTGCACCCGCTATAATATCCACTTTTCGGTACTTGCATAATGTACTTATGATTTCCTTCACATCTTCTCTTAATCTTCCATACAGAATTCTTTTTCTGTATTTCGGTATAAATACTATGTGATACTGGCATTTCCATCGGGTATGTGATAAACTTCTATTGTCCATTTGGACCGCCTCCTTTGATTTTGAGTTTGGCTTGCGACACCATTC